GGGCCGATTCGCATCTCGCAAACCCCATCTTGTAACCATTGCACCTCATTGTCTCGCTGCTTGCGTCTCGCAAGTTTCCGCTGTGCTCGCTCTGCGAGCTTTCGACCCCATGCCTGCACTTGCTCGCGGCTCGCCAGTCTCGCCGAGGCAATCACTTCGCCTCCGACCATTCCTCGGCCATCGTTCCATCGCCTCGCCCTCACGGTCAGCTCAGCGCGATAGATTCCGAGCTTCTCTAGCGTCGCCGCCGCCTCTTGAATCTCAAACCAGCGGTCAGCGTGAAACACGACCACCAGTTCAACCCGTCCGACGTTGTGGGCCTCGCCACGGAACTCGAAGGAGCCCGCCTCGCGGTAGCTCTTCCTCGCCTCGATCGCTCGTCGTAACGCTCGCCCCATCGTTTCAACATTCATCACAGCACCTCGCTTCGTTCTTGTTGTTGTCACCCATCAAAACACCAACGCCACAACTCGCCCTCGCTCTCACTTCGCCGCAGCCGTCCGTCGCATCACATCGACAACCCGCCGCCCGACCTTCTCCCACGGCTCAAGCCACTCGCGGCCTCTTTCCACGACCTTCCGCGCCACGCCCTCGATCGTTGGCCCGTAAAACTGATAAGAGCACAACTCCCCGCCCACAGCGATCGACCGCGAATACCCATCGACGCACTCAACAATTTCGACCAGCTCACCGCTCTTTGTGGTTCCAATCCGCATCACAGCACCTCGCCTTTCCGTTGGTTTCAGCACCCGCAAACCCTTGTTTTCAGCCATCAAAACACCGACCTGTCCCCATATACGGCCAAAAAAAACGACTTGCCACACTAGATTCCGCCCGACACATTCAAAACACCTCGCAAACTCAATTTGATTCGACGCAACCACAATCACCACAACCACTTACCTTTTCCATCTTTTTTGGAAGTTTGTTTTGACGACACTTTTCAAAAGTGACGTCATTTTGACTACTTTCGCCTCGCACTATAAGAAAGCACTAATTTAACATCGCCACTCACATCACTCCTCGCATCACCCCCCCTTCCGCATCCCACCAACCTCCCACCTCGCTCCTATCACTAACAGCGCGCACGGTTCGCGGCCCGCCTGCCTCGCATCATCAGCAGCCTTGACGGCTTCGAGACCGAAGCCGAGGACCGACGCGACGCACGACGCACCGACGCACGCCGCTCGATGCTCGATGATGATGGCCATGCAGGAAGCCGAGGATCGAGGGAAGCCGAGGATCGAAGGAGCAACGACCGATGCCGCCTCTCCGCTTCAATCACGCGCGAGGCAGGAAGAAGATGAGACCGAGGACCGAGGACCGACACGTGAGACCGAGGACCGAGGACCGAGGCGGAGTGCTGCATTTTGCAACAGCCGAGTGTTGCATTTCGCAACAATCAGACATCTTTGTCCGTTTTAATTTCGCGCGTGATCGCCCGCCCGCGTGAAGCTCTCGGTCTGATCCCGTACTGAAACCCCAAAACCGCCTTTCGGCAGGTTGAAAAGTTAGCTCGGCCTTCCCTTGCATGTCTTCACCCGCCTTCCTGCCTGTCAGTAAGGGGTCCCTCACTGACACGCCGCCGCATCAATCGCCTGCGAGGTCGGCCATCGTCGAGGCATGGCAGCCAGATGATGAGCACCGAGAGCGGCAGGACGACGGGATGAGGCCGGGAATGATGATCCGAAGACCGAGGCGGCGGAAACAGATGGCGATCCGTCCAGGCTTGAACCACACCCCCGGGGGTCGCGTGGGACTCCTACCCCAATTAGATGAAGCGATCTTGTATCAATTTTCGATTTTCCTCGTTTTCCTCGTTTGACATCTAATTTTCACCCCTTAAAACCCGCCGCATCACGAGCACATCGCTGGTGAATCGCTGGCCCTCGCTGGCTCCTGACCCGCCTTTCGCGAGCATTTTCTGGCTATTTCCAGCCTGTTTCCAGTTCCTTCCCTTCATGGAGAGAGTGTTATGAGCGTTTCTGTTTCAAATTCTTCTTCAAGTGCGTCCCTGTCTGATTTGGAGCGAGCGGCTGCTGTTCGGATCTTGGAGCACATCAAGTTCTGCGATGTGAATAACATCGAGACGTTTGCTCGTGCTTATGAGCGTCTGATGCACGGTGTTGGATTGCGTGGAACTTCGCGATTGCGTGATGAGTTGGAGCCCGTCCCTGCTCCCGTTTCAACCTCCGCTTCCGGCCTTGTGTGCAGCGCTGTTGATGAGCCGGTGATTCGCGACGAGGCAGTGAGTGAGCCTGTTCTGGAGCCAGTTCAGCCGAGTGGCGAGTTGGTTGACGAGAAGCCCATCACTGTTGATCTCGGTTCACGTCTCTCGTCTGAGGCGATGTTGATTCAGGCTGATTCTGAAGTTGGCGTGTGATGCTTGGCGACCTTTGGCGACCTTTCGCGAGCTTTGTGGTTCTTTCGCGTCCCTTTTCACGACTTGAGTTTGGCGAGGTGTTTTGATGGCTGAAATAAAACGCAATGGCATTGATCTTGGTACTGATGCGGCGTTTCACATTCCAGAGGCTGAGCCGAATGTTTGTTTCGAGCTGGGCCTCACGAAGCGGGAGTTGTTTGCGGCGATGGCGATGCAGGGGGTTCTTTCCAGCAATGCTGATATGAGCGGGAGTGCGATTGCGAGTTATGCAGTGAACATTGCCGACGAGCTGGCCGATGCGTTGGTCACGCGCCTGAGTTCGAGTTCGCGGCATCATCAAGAAGTGTCGGGTTCTACTGCTGAGTCCCGCGCTGAGTCTGTCGCTCCGGCCACTGAGCCTACTGCCGTTGCGAACCCTGATTGGCGAGTCGGTCTTCGAGTAAAGCCGAAGTTCCGTCCTCATCCGCTATTCAACAAAGCCGAGGGCCTGATCAGGGCGGTTCACGCCAGCGGCTTCATGGGGATTCACGACGTCAATGGAGTTCTTGAGATTGGTCTTGATTGGCCGTTTTGCTTTGTTGTGGTTCAGGGTGAGAATGAGTGGATGACAGCATGAAGATCCCCCTGCTTCGTTCGCCTCGTCTCCGCGTTCTTTCTGACTATTCAAAACGCGCGGTGGCATGGGTTCGGTCGGTTCCATTCGCGAAGAGCAGTCGGGGCGTGCTGCTGCATCGCGTCCGGTTTGGGGTGACGTTTTTGAGGGGTGGCGATTGGTCTCACGACCACGTTGATTTCTGGTGTGGGAACGGAGCGAATCACGGGCATCGGGACAATCGAGTGGAGTTCTTCGAGTCACCGCCGGGCGAGTATTTGGTTTGCGAGCGGTGTGAGGAGATGTGCCGCCGGCATGGCGAGAAGAGTTCGAGTGAGCTTGCTGGCCGTCACGTTCACGTCGGTCGGATGGTGGCGAAGCGGGCTTGTTGCGACGGGAGCGAGAACTGATGTCGAAAAGGATTGTGAGGCTGCCGGGCAGGAAGTGTGTTTCATGTGGTGCGATTGGGTGCGTGGCGATCGGTGCCCTTCACGGTCTTCGCGGCCCGATGTGTGGGGACTGTTTTCTGGAGTTGAAGGCGAATCCGCCGAGCCCGGCTGCCATCAAGGCTGAGGCGGAGAAGATCAAGCTGGAGCGTCTTGAGAGGACGCTTGATGTGAATGGCGGCGTTTTGATACTTGATGAGTAGATTTTCGAGGTGATTGTTATGGGCTGGAAAGCGGTTAAGGATCACTATCGCATTGGGCACATTGTCCAAGTTGTTGAAGGCCAAATTTGGATTGGCTCGCCGTACATTTCCAAGATCATCGCGATTGAGAGAGATGGTCGAATCACTAAGCGTGACACGAGCAATGCCGCCCTGAAGAGGTATATGAAGGAGTTCGAGGAGAGCCCGGAAAGGCTTCTGGAACTCATTCAGCAGCCAGACACTTTCGAGGCGTCGATGACGGTTTACACCTACGAAGGTGGGAAGATCGTCGAGAAGCAGTGCGAGAAACTTGGCTGGCCAAATTGCACTCACGACGGCGAGTTAATGTACGACAACACTTACTCGGTAAGTCGTGAGCAAACAGTCGACCGCGCCAAGAGGAATGCTGTCGCTTGGATCAACAATTTGAAAAGTCGCGTCGCGGAATGTGAGGAGCAGCTTTCAAGAGCCCGTGCTGATGCCGCAGAGTGGAGTGAGAACCTGCGTCTGCTGGAGTCGCTTGGAGTCCCCGGCGAGACGTGCTGTGGCGGATGCGACATTCGCACTTCATGTGAATTCGCGTATGACAAATACAACTCGGACTGCGTTCCGAAAATTGACTGTCTGGCAACTAAGTAGTTCGAGACTCATAACAGGAGTAGTGTGAATGAACAGAAATGACACCGAACTCGGCCTGAGCAGTGGCTTTCACGTCCCCGGATCGTGGGGCGAGCAGCCTTCTCGCGTTGGAGTTGACATGGCTTCTGGGAATTCTGTTGCCCAATCAGCGGCGGATAATCTCAAGCGACTGATGGCCGAGCGAGGGGTTGAAGAGCCAAGGGTTGCCGGGATTCACTTCAATTCGCCGTCAGACATGTATCTTGATTGGGCGAATCACTACATCGAACGCCCCGCAGGCTTCGTTGAGAAGATCGGATTGTCGCTTCGCTCGCCTCGCGGAATCAATTCCTACCCGTTTCAAGGGAGACCTGTTGCGATTCTTCCATCCCCTCGTCTTCACACTCACGCCTTCTCGCGGAGTTCGAGGCTCACGAAGGCTGGGGAAAGGGCCAAGTACCTCAGAGATTGGGAGATACCTGGAGTCATGAGAGTGTTGTCATCACGTTCTTTTCAGGAGTCAAAGTAGCAAGAAACCGAGGCAGATCGCGAGTGGTCTCGGTGGTAATCGCGAAAATCAATAGGAATGGAAGCAGTAATGCCAAAAGTCATAGTAACTCATCCCAACAACTTGGAGCTACTCAAAAGAGCCAGCGTTGTTACCCCACTGCTTGGCTACCCGAGCGTGGTTCGTCAGGACTTCAGGATTCAGGCGAATCAGCACATGGAAATTGACAAGCCGACTGGTCGGTTTGTGTTACCGAATGGGCTCGTCGTCAACAGGTACAGCGTGAAAGTCAGCCATCGGTTCGTGGAGTACGGGCCGGAAGATATTGAGTTGCTACTGTTTGCTCGCGTCATTCGCGAGGAGCGAACTCCGCTGTTTTATGTGTATGACGATTCGAACTTTTCAATCAATTTCAACTTCAAATTCAAGACGCAGCGATCAGCAATCGCGAGCTGCTTTTCTTGAGCACGTTCTTTTCAGGAGTCAAAGTAATGGGGAATCGTTTCTGTCGGTTCATGGCCGACATCTCACGTTTCATGTTCGGAGCCAGCAGGCGCGAGGCCGAGTTGGCTGAAGAGGTTGTCGCTCAGGGCGAGCGTGTCGCGGAACTCATGCAGGAGCGGAATGCGGCACAGGCTGCGGCTCACGAATTACAGCTTGAGAGAAATAAGTTTTGGGGTTTCACAGGCAGGGTGTGTAGTGTCTTTCGGAAGTCGTCTGGAATCCAGAAAGCAGAGGCCGAAGCGTGGGCAGATCACACTCTCGTAAGTCGGATTTGCAATTACTTCGAGGCTCTCAGTGAGAATCATCTAGCCCGAGCAGAACGCCTCGCCGAGCAGGAGCAGGAACTTGCAAGCACTCGCGAAGCACTTCACGCCGCCGAGCAGTTCGCGTCGCAGGCGTCTGGGTTGCGAGAGCAGATTCGAGAACTCACTCAGGAGCGCGACCGACTTCACGAGAAGCTCAACCGACTCGAAGACGGCAGCTACGTTGCTCAGTTCAATCGTCGCAGTCTTGAAGTTCATGAATGGGCTCAGGGAAAAGGCTGGTGGCAAGAGCGAGGCGACTTATGGAAAGTCGCGGGGCGCCACGTCGACTCGAAGTTTCAGAACTTCACGAAGTCAGTCATCCAATCATCCCTCATCGCTCTGATTCACTCCGAACTCAGTGAGGCTCTTGAGGCGATTCGTCACGGCAATCCGCCGGACGACAAGATCCCGGAGTTCACGGGACTGGAAGCCGAGTTGGCTGATACCGTCATCCGAATTCACGACATGGCCGGTGCCTACAAACTTCGCGTCGGCGAGGCGATCGAGGCGAAGATGGCTTTCAATCACACTCGCGAACACAAGCACGGGGGAAAAGTTGTATGATGTACAAGCGATTCGATTTGATTCGAGAGACTTCTGATACCGAGAAGACCCGGTACACCTTCATTTGTCTTGAGGATATGCGAGTGAAGCTCACAGATATCGCTCAGATGTCTCGACCTAGCAGGCGGCATCGGATCTGGTTTGAGAAGGTCTGGCGGTCGAACGGACACAAGGACTTCACTCCAACTCACGTTCCGCCGGATGTTGTGTCTGAGGCGATGGAACACTTCAAGAAGAGCATCCACTGGGTTGCTCCTGAATTCTAACTTTCATCCTTCAAAACACGGACGAGGCGAGCGATGATTCTTGACGGCGAGCGATTCAGTGTGGTGCAGAAGTGGGAAGAGGCGGACTGGAGCCGAATCAGGTTCTCGCAACTTGAGACGGAGCTTCCTCGCGATCTCAAGACGGGCGGCGCGGGCGACAGCAAGATCAGTCGTAAGAGGGTCGAGAATCGCCCTGCCCCAGTCATTCGAGTTTGCATGTCGTGTGCTGTGAGCAAGGAGAAGAGTTTGGAAGAGTGCAAGTTCAATTCGTATTACGGGGAGCGAATTTGCCCGGACTGCCACTATGCGATGGCGACAGGAGCCAAGAGATACGGGCGAATGCGGAGTGTGAAGACAATGCGGCAGGTGATTCGCAAGCCGCTGTTGAATGGTAAGTAGATGCTTTGGGGGCCGTAGCTCAGTTGGTAGAGCAGTGATGAGTGCGAAAACGAGTAGTTGAAAGTTTCGCGCAAGCAGACGACTGCAAATCGTTGTGGCTGCGCCAGGTCGTGGGTTCGATCCCCACCGGCTTCATTTTCACCGCATGCTGACCACGAGACGGAGCGAAACCGATAGTGGCGGGGCAGGCTAGTACAACTCAGACAATCGGGAGCACAAAGCCTTGCGGCGAGTATGCAATGATCGACCTGAGATGCCGATGGTTCAAATCCATCTGCGGTGATTTTCAGAAGAAACGCAGGTGCCGCCTAGCTAGCGGTTCACTGCGGGGCACGCCTCAAGGCGAGAGTCACGCGAGTGTAATACTCATCGCGAAGCGTGATGCAGGCAGGTTCGATTCCTGTCGTGCCTATTCTTATGGGCGGTGGAGAATGAGGCCCGAGGCGAGTCGTCCTCGGTTGAGACCAGTTTGCTGAGGCTGACTACCTCAGAGGCGTGAGTGCGAATCTCACTGCTGCCCACGGACATTCAAACGCAGCGGCGTGGAAAGCAGACACGCAGTCAGGGTGGCGGATGCCTAAGCCATTGCCACCTAAAATGATGGCAGCCAGTGGCCGTAGAAAATACTGGTGAAACATAGCTAGGTAGAGCCGAAGTAGCGACCGGCCTGCGTTTGATTATCAACACACGAACTTAGAGTGGCGAGTAGTTTTTCTTTCATCCATCAAAGGAGCGAGCAGTGGCAGCGAGTGAGATTCAATTCAAGTCCGACATCGACGTGGAGTTGATCCAGTCAATGGGTGGCGACCACATGGTTGTGGCAGCCGCGAAGGTGTCGACGACCGGCACGGATGCCCTTCAATTCGCGACAGACGAGAACGCGGAAGGCAACTTCGGTCTCATCAATTACCTCATGAAGCACCGACACGGGACTCCGTTCGAGCACTCGGCGATGACGTTCTTCGTGCGAGCCCCGATCTTCGTCTGGCGCGAGTGGCATCGGCATCGAATCGGGTTTAGTTACAACGAGGAGAGCGGGCGTTACAAGCAGCTCGACCCGGTGTTCTATATTCCTGATCGTGAGCGACCGATGATGAAGGTCGATGGGTGGAAGCCGGGGAGACCGAAGTTCCTGCGGTGCGAAAGCGATGATGTGTTCGACACGCTCGTTGACAATCTCCAGCAGTCATATCGAGTTTCCTACATCACCTACGAGGCCAATCTCGCGATGGACATCGACCCCGGCCTTGCTCGCGATTGCTTGCCGGTCGGCATCTACTCAGGCTGCTGGGTGACGTGCAATCCTCGCTCGCTCATGTCGTTCCTCTCGCTTCGTACTCACGAGCCGGAAGCGAAGCAGGTGAGCTATCCGCTGTGGGAGATTGAACTCGCGGCGCGTACTTGCGAGAAGTGTTTAGAGGCGGGGTGGCCTCTGACTTACAAGGCGTTTTGTGAAAACGGAAGGGTAGGACCGTGAGTCAAGAACTTCATTCAGGTAACAAGTATCATCGTCGCATCGCATCGGTCGAGAACATCAACGAATTCACGACAGTCGACGTCTACTCGGTTCTGGAAGCCTTCAAGGTGACGTGCCCGGCGAGGCAGCACGCTATCAAGAAGCTGTTGTGCTCCGGCATTCGAGGCAAGGGTGATGCGATTCAGGATCTCAAGGAAGCTCGGGACGCGATTTTGAGGGCGATCGAATTGGAGACCCAGCGTCAGGGGAACGCTCCAGTGCCGGTAAAGTAGCACTTCATTGTTTTGATGGGTGAAACCAACAGTTTAAGGGGGACTTAGGTTATGAATCAGAGTCGAGAGGTCTTCATGGGAGTCTCCGTGATGGCCAGCATGTTGTGTGAGTTCGCAGACGCGCACTCGATCGTTGACGTTGGCGACAAGAAGGTGTTGGACGCAGGCGACTACCCACTCGCTCAAGACGACACGCCGGAAGACGATCGGATGCGTCAGGAGATTGACGCTCTTCACGTCTACGTCGCTCAGTCGATGCGAGCGTTGGATGATGTTCTCAAGTCGCTTTCGAATCTGGTGACTTCGGAAGTGAGAGCGAAGGCTTCGGAGCAGGCTGAGTGCGGCATTTCGGAGTATCAGCCTCAAGTGACTGGCTCCGACGACTTGCTCAACCTGTCTCATGTTCGCATCGACGCTTATCGGCTTGCAAAGCAGGCGAAGCGGTTGGCGTTTCTGTATTCGAGAGTTGGTCATCCTGACGAGTCGGCGTGATGAGCAATCATGTTAAGTGCCCAGCCTGCTACGCGATCGTCAATGAGATGGAGCTTATTGACGATCCCGTTTGCATCAGAGGGGCGGATATGACTCTTGAAGAGGACGAGCCGCCGCTGGTTCACTGCCCTTGCTGCGATCACGGAATGCTGGCTAGTGATTGGCAAGTGAATGTGTTTTGGATGCCGCCGACTGTTGTTCCGAGGCGAGTGTTCGCGAGGCGGACGAGAGCGAATGACGCTGCGGCAGTTTTGATCCAAAGGCTTTTGTTTGAGTGAGGACTAACCAGCCAGCATTCCCTTCACCTTCTCGGGATGCCACTCTCCATCCCTGATCTTTCTCCCGGCTTGCTCCATCGCGCGGCAGATGGCTCGCAGCCCTAGTCCCTCTTCTCTCAACTCGCGAACCTTGTTAATGACCTCGATTTCGTCGGGGTTGTCGACAAGGTTCGCGGCGTTTTCAGGGTCGACCATCTTGCCGTATGGGACACAGTCCTTTCGCGTCATGCGTTGGCCCATGCTTTGGCGATGCTGCATCATCGTGCTGGTTCGATCGGCGATCATGTCGGCTTCGAACTCGGCCATGCTCAGGAGCGTCCGCACCATCATCCTGCCGATCGGCGTGCCCATGTTGATGGAGTTGCCGCCTTGATCTGCGAAGTGGACGTTCTTGCGAGCATCTTGCCACTGACGCATCAGAACGATGCCGTCCGCACTGTCGCGGAAGAGACGATCCAGCTTGGCGGCGACGATCTCTGTCGTGCTGCGGGGCAGTGAAAGCAATCGCCTTCCGTTTTCACGCTCGCCGAGGGGCGTACTGCGAGCTGATTCGAAGCGATCTTCGATCACATCGACGACTTCGATGCCTCGCAACCGGCAGTATTCACGGCAGGTTTCAATTTGGCATTCGATGGTCTGCCCGTCTTCGGCTTTGAAGAGGGCATTGCCGTCTTGGTCTTGGACTGTTCTTCCGGCGCGGCGCGGCGAGAAGCGTGCGTAGATGACGCCTTGCATGGTTCGGTCTCGTTTTCGGTCTCGAATAGAGAGCCGGGGTGGCACGAGGCCACTCCCGGCACGAGCGAGGCAAGCGGAGACCGAAACTACGCAGCGCCAACCGGGGATCAGCCGGGCTCGCGAGGGGAGTGTATGACGTCGAGTTCAAGGATCAACCGAGAAGCTGAAGACAAGAAGCGAATCGAGCGACTTGCTCTCGGTAGCATGGAGAATTCCGCGTGGAAAGTCGGTTACAACTACAAGAGGTGGAGCCCTGCTACCGAATTCGCTGATTGGCGTTTTATTCAAAGGCTGAAGTTTGAGCAGCGATTCAATGAATTCTGCCGAATGGTCTGGGAGATATGTCAGAACTATCACGGGATTGAGAAGATCGCCGAGAAGTATCGAATCTCTGAGGATCAAGACTACGCGCATCGCCATCGCGCTGCTGCGTACTTCATCGCCCTGCATTTCTATCCGCCGTATTACTGCTACAAGAACGGCGTCTTCAACGTATCAAAGCTAGAGCGGTACGAGTTCGTCGGTCCTCCGCCAGTGCTGCCTGACTGTTTGAAGCCGATGCGGCCCGACTTGCCATTCAATTGGCCGTTCGACTCTGAAGAAATCTCTATCTTTCAAGGTGATCTCGACGCTCACCTTGACCCGAATGTTCCTTTCACGATTGCAAGCAAGGAGAACATTCCCGGCTATCAACCGAAGCCTGCGGTGTTCGTCGATCCGTTGGCGGGGCTTGAGTTGGCCGTTGAGCCCGAGCCGGTTATCGAGCCGGATCCAGAAGTTCCAGTTGTGCCTGATTCTGAGCCAGAAGCCGACATCGTTCTTGATGTTCCTGCATCTGAACCCGAGCCGGCTGCCGAGCCGGTCATCGAGCCGGAACCTGAAGCAGAGCCCGAGGAAGATGAAGACGACTTCGATATCGAAGACGCGACGCCGATGGACTTGTCGGCGGCGATTGATTGGGCGTGGGCGAATCTCGGTCGCAAGAAGCTGAAGCGAAAGGACTGCCCGAGCGGTGGCGCGTGGTACGTTTGGAATCTCTCTGAGCAGACTCCGGCGAAGTTCTTCGAGATCGCCAACCGCCTTCACGAACGACGAGAGAAGGAGCAAGTCGAGATCACCAAGCGGCAGGCTGATGATCGTCGCCGATCATTCGAGTTCCTCGACATCGTGCGAAACTCGTTTGAAGCGTCGATCGCGGCTCAAGTCGACGGCCTGCTTGGCGATTCGTCTCGCGAGGAGTTCTTCAAGGCTCTCTCGTCTCGCGGCTTTGCGATCATGCGGACGGGGGGCGCGGGATGAATCTGCGAACTCTCGAAGAGGCGCTGGAGACTTCGCACGCAGAGCAAGTTCCGACCGGCCCGACTGACTGGTTCTATCGCCATCTCGTCCCGAAGGATGTTTCAGGCAACTTGCGGTTTCGCGAGATCCTGCTGAATGCCGTCACGTCGAGCGACGCCATTGCTGAGGAAGTCTGGATTGCGTGCTCTCGCGACATTCTCTTCTACATTAACACGTTCGGGTACACGCTCAATCCGAGGCTCTCGAACCCGCTCGTTCCGTTCCTGACTTACGAGTACCAAGACAAGACGATCTTGGAGCTTGAGAGATTGCTCGGTCATGAAGATGTGGCGTTGCCGAAGTCTCGTGACATGGGCGCTTCGTGGATCTGCCTGCTCGTCATGGAGCACGCTTGGCACTTCAAGAACCTGCAACAGTTCCTACTCACGTCATGGAAGGAAGAACTCGTTGATGGTCCGAGTGAGAAGACGCTGTTCTCAAAGCTCGACTTCTGGTGGCAGCGACTCCCCGGCTTTCTTCAGCCGAAGATGAAGCGGAACAACTTCCACTGTTCGAACCTTGAGAATGGAAGCTCGTTCGACGGCGAAGCGACGGTTGAGTCATTGGGCTCTGGCGATCGTCGGACGGCGATCTTGCTCGACGAGACCTCAAAGATGCCGAACGCTGGAGCGATCTTCACGTCGACTCAGGCGGTGACGGACTGCCGGATCTTCAACTCGACCCCCAACGGCCGCTTTGGGATTGGCGAAGCGTTCTACAACAAGATCCGCAATCCGCATCAGCGGAAAATCTGGATGCACTGGAGCGACCATCCAACGAAGCGGCAAGGGCTCTACAAGCTCAAGAACGGTGTTCGCGTCCCACTGCCGGCCTCGTATGACTGGCAGGCGGACTACGACAAGGTTTCTTTGCAGTGGAAGAACCCCGCCGAGAAGCCGCGATCGGAATGGTACGACAAGCAAGTCCTGCGAGCGCAGAGCCCGATCGAAGTGGCTCAAGAGTGCGACATCGACTTTCTCGGCTCGTCGATTCGCTTTGCTGACCCGGTTGTCATCTCGAGGGTGAAAGAAGCGTCTTGCCGCGAACCGTTGTGGAGCTGCGACATCTCCGCCGATCCCGAAGACTTCACGATCACGACGATTCGGCAGCCGCGAGGCCAGATGAACTTCTGGGTGGAACTTGTCAACAACAAGCCGCCTCACGGTGAGTACGCAGTGGGCGTCGACATCTCGGCTGGCACCGGCGGCGAACTCACGTCGGAGTCGTGCATCAGCGTTTGGAATCGCAAGACGAAGGAGCAAGTCGCTGAGTTTGCGAGCCGAGTAACGAAGCCGGACAAGCTCGCGATTCTCTCGGTGGCGATCTCGAAGTGGTTCAACGATGCGTTCCTGGTGCCCGAGGTCAATGGCCCTGTTGGCAAGCTCTACATCGACGAGTTTCTGAAGCTCGATTACTCGAACGTCTATCACCGCGAGGTATCAGAGACGTTCGCGAAGAAACCAACCAAGAAGGTCGGATATCGAAACGGCGACGGTGGTGCGGCGATCCTGCAAGCGTTGCACTCGGCCATCGACAGCGGTGAAGCCACGTTGCGATCGGCGAATGTGGCCGATTCATTGCTCGAATACGAGTGGGACGGTGGCCATTTGAAACATGCCGCGTCTGGCAACTCTGCGGCTGAGTCCGAGAAGGGTATGTCGCACGGCGATCGTGCGATTGCTGGTGCAATGGGTTGGTTTGGAGTGTGTCGCCGCCCTGTTGATAACGATCAAAAGGAGTCGTCTCCGGATGACGACATGCCGGTTGGTTGCATGGCATGGCGATTCAAGCAGCGGGATGAGTCTCGCGAACGATCTTCTACCGACGATCCGATGGTGTTCGACTAATGGCTATTGATGTAACGAATCCTGCATCTCGCGGTCGGCTGTGGAAGTCGATGACGAAGGCTCATCGGGATCTCGGCCCGTTTCGTCAGTGGCGACAGAAGCTCATTAAGGCTTACTGCGGTCCCGGCTGGGGATCGGTCGAAGGCGATACGAAGAACAAGACGATCGAGAACTTGATCTCGCTCACGGCTCAAGCGTATGTAGTAACTCTTGCGGCTCAGAATCCGCGTGTCACGATTTCTACATTCGACCCGAGCTTGAAGCCGTTCGCTAAGAAGTTCCAAGTTGCGATTGACGACTTGCTGACGGAGATCGACTTCTCGGACACGCTCAGGAAGATCGTGCTCGATGCGTTCTTCTCGATTGGCATCGCGAAGATTTACCGTGCGTCGGCGCGTCCCATTGAGATTGAGAATCCCGAAATGCCTCAAGAGCCGGGCATGTTCTCGGAGCCCGACGAGTGGGCGATGTATCGCCTGCATCAGCAGCAGATGTCATCGACGATTTTGGTCGATCCCGGCAAGCCGTTCATGGAGCGAATCAGTCTCGACGACTTCGGTTTCGACATGAGTGCTCGGTCTTGGGACCAGATTCGCTACGCATGGCATGAGTACCTGATTCCTCGCGACGACTTACTCAATGACGATCGAATCTCGCCCGAGATGGGTGAGAAGCTGAAGTCGACGACTCGCTGGCATTCGAGCCTGTTTCAGGCGATGAGCGGCATGGAGAAGGCGTCCGACTTGGGATCAAATCCCGAAGAGTCCGAAGACGTCGAGGATATGGTTCGCGTCGCTGACGTTTGGCTGCCTCGCGAGAACAAGTGGGGCATGATGATCGAAGGCGGAGAGTTCCTCTTCGTTGATGATTGGAATGGTCCCGAGGGCGGTCCGTTCCGAGTGCTCGCGTTCGATGATGTGCCTGACAATGTGATGCCGAAAGCTCCCGGCATGGATCTTCTGCCGATGCACGACGCGATCAACTCGCTGCGTCGGAAGGCGATTCGGCAAGCTAACAGCCAGAAGAACATCACGGTCTATCAGAACGAGACTGACGCGAAGTCGATCGTTAATGCGAAGGATGGAGAGACGGTTCGATCGAACAATCCAGACTCCGTTAAGTTCATGAATACGCCCGGTCCCGATCAGGGCAACCTCGCGTTCGGGCAGATGCTCGACGGGGCGTTCTCGCGGCAAGCTGGCAACCTCGATGCGATGGCTGGGCTTGGTCCTCAGTCGAAGACGGCCAAGCAAGACGAACTCATTCAGCAGTCGCTTGGTGGCATTCAAGACAAGCGTCGCATTCAAGTCGTGAGCTTCGTTTCGAACTGCGTTCAGGATCTCGGCCAGCTTCTTTGGACGGATCAAGTCAAAGAGATCAGTTCGCAGATCACGATCCCCGGAGTCTCGATTCCGATCCCAGTGAAGTGGACTCCCGAGGAACGCGAAGGCGACCTGCTGCAATACAAATTCCATGTCGAGCCTTACTCGATGGTCTATCGAAGTCCGCAGCAGAAGGCTCAGGACATCATGGGGCTCGTCGGCCAGGTCGTCACTCCGTTGCTGCCTGCAATCCAAGCGGCTGGCGGCATGTTCGACGTGATGGAGTTGATCTCATTGATGGCTGGGCTGATGGATCTTCCGCAGCTCGAAGACATCGTGAAGTTCGCGGTTCCCGTTGGAAGCATGGTTGGCGGCGGTATGCCCGGAATGCCTGGCATGGGCGGCGGTCAGCAGCAACCGGGTCCGTCTTCGACGACTCGCGAGTACGTCCGGCATAGCGTCTCAGGTGGCAGCACGCCTGATGCTCAGCGGACTCAGGCGATTCAGAGCTTGTTGAATGGGGCGAATCAGCAGCAAGGAGGTCAGCAAGGTGGCTACGGACAAGGACAATGAACCCTCTCACGTCATAGTCGACGGCAAGCGACTTACGAATGCCGAGCTTCGCAAGTGGCGTGAGTCCCGCGCGGACCTGCATCGCGAGAAGCTGAGCGGCATCTTCGAGTCTCGTCGCGCTCCTGGCGGACATGCTCCGTATTGGGGAACTGGTCACGAGAGTTTGTCAGCGAGCGTGCCGGCCAACTCAGCTCGCGAGCACGCAGATTGGATCAAGGCTCAGGGGATCTCGGGCGTCGAGGTTCGTCCCGATGGAGTGGTTGTTACATCGAGTCCGCGTGATCGAGAGAAGTATCTCAAGGCTCGCGGGCTGGTTGATGCAAGTTCGGCAGGGTCAGGGACCGGCGGGCAGCTCACTCGAAACGAGGAGTTGCGGGCGAGGACCAAGAAGCCGGGTCTGACGAAAGAGGATCGAGCGAAGATCCGCACTGTGGCGAAGCAGGCGGTTCACGATCCTGAGTTGCGAAACATTATCTCAAGGGGTGCGACATGAAGTGGGGCGTTCGATATCAGGCTCCTGAAGGGGCAGTTGGCAGTGGTGGAACAGCGGTCAATGTGATCTCTTCGAACCATGACAAGTTCAAGGACTTGCTGGAGAAGATGGAGTCGAACGGCTCGATCACCGTTAGGCCGAACGAGGGCGTGAATCTTGATACTCCAATCGGCAAGGATCCGCCGGTTCGCGAGCCTCAAGTAGCAGCCACTCAGCAGCAACAGCAGCAACAGCAACCGGCCCCTCAGCAGCAACAGCAGCCAGCGGCTCAGCAATCTCAAGCGGCTGGCGAAAACGAATCCGACACTCTCGACGACTCTGGTATTGATACCGAGCCTTCAGGTGAGTCCGATACAAGCGGTGAAGCGACTGCTAATTTTGTCCCGTCAAAGCACAGCGATGACCTAGTCCGCCTTGCTACCAGTTACGGGCTCTCGAAGGCAGTTGTCGATCGGCTTGATGAAGAAGCCTTGCGGATGACTTTGAGTGATCTTGCCAGACGGCAATCGTTTGATCCTCGACTGCGAGAGGGTCAGCAACAGATTCCTCAACCATACCCGCAGCAGGCTCAGCAATCGCAGGTGCCTCAAGACCAAGCTCAGCAGGCTCCGCAGGTGGATTGGAGATCCGAGTTAGCTCGGATGAAACAGTCCGGTGACTATGACGAGAAAGACCTCAAGTTGTTTGAGGCGATCGGTCAGCGGTCTGATGCGGCAGCCGAGATGGCCTTGCGAGCCAATCAGCTCATTCAGCAGCAGCAGCAGTTTGCTGTGCAACATCAGGCTCAGCTTCAGCAGCGTGATGTTCAAGCTCTGAATGTGATGATCGACCAGCTTGCTCAGCCCGACGTGTATGGGAATGAGCCCGACTTCTTGTCGACTCACCCGTCACAGTGGACTGACGCAATGAAGAAGCAGAATGCAAATGCTTTGGCGTTGCAGCAGCGGGTCGACTGGTATCGCGGGTCGAAGGGAGTCCCATTAACTCCCGAGTTGGTCAAGCAGGCTCACTTCGAGTTATTTGGAGCCGTGAAAGCAGCGGAGAAGAAGTCCGCCGCTCAGCGGGTTGTAAATCAATCACGCAGTCGCATGGGAAGTAGTAATCAGCCGGGCCGTGGTAATGGCGGCACATGGAGTGGCCCTCCGGGGCAAGATCCAGAGTTGGTTGAACTCTACAACTCAAGGCAACTTGCTAATCGCGGATACTAGCCGCAATAGGAGCGCAACATGGCTTTGCAGCCAGATGACATTGACGATCTGACGAACCTCACTTTGAAGAGGTATGCTCGTAAGAAGTGGGTTGATATTTCCTACACTCGCCAGCGCAACTTCTTCGTCGAGCGGTTCATGGGCAAGAAGACCACTCCGTCTGAGGGTGGTGTCGAGCAGACGTGGAAGGTGCAGGTCAACGCGACTGGTAATGCACGCTTCACGGGTCTCTATGGTGTGGATTCGACTTCGGTTCGCAATTTGACCATCGAAGCCTCACAGAAGTGGGCGGCCAGCACGAACAACTTCATCTACGACGTGAATGAGCCGCTCTTCCAGAGCGAATTGGAAACCATCGTCGAACAACTGCTCGTTCGCGAGCATGACATGATGATGGGCTGGTACGATCTGATGGAAACGGCGTTGTGGACGTCTCCATTGTCGTCGACTCAAGATCCTCGTCCATTGTCCGGCATTCCGTTCTGGCTTCAGAAGAATGCGACGGAAGGCTTCAATGGAGGTGATCCGAGCGGCTTCGCGGCTGGTGCGGCAAACATCCTCACGTCGTCCTACGCGAACTGGAAGAACTACACCTTCTCGTTCAGCAAGATCAGTCGCGACGATCTCATCGCGAAGTGGATCAAGGCTGTGGAGTGGTGCCAGTTCCGTCCGGCTCACTCGTTCCAGCAGCTCGATGCGTCGAACTCGCAATGGGTGTTCTACACCACATGGAGCGTGCTCGAACCGTTGTTCCAGTTCAATGACAGTCGCAACGACAACCTCAAGGATCTCAGCGGTATTCCGACTGCTGTGTTCCGAGGCGTTCCGGTCGACTGGGTTCCGGCGTTGTCGCAGACCTCTGACGCTGCTTACGACAGTCAGAATCCGCTCTACGGCATTGACTGGAGTTGCTTCGAGTTCTTCTTCCTCAAGGGTAAGGAACTCAATCGCTACCCGGCTCAGCAAGTTCCGAATCAGCACACGGTTCGCATCGTTCATGCCGACTCGATTGGCAACATGAAGTGCAAGAACCGCCGTCGCTCGTTCGTTGGCTACTTAGCCTAACAGTTAAGAACTGACGTGAGGCCGTTCTTGTAGAGCGGCCTGACTCTTGTTTCCGCCGTCTGTTGGCGCAGCGGCGGTCTTTTGAAGATCAAAGTCTCAGGAGACTTTTACTATGTTGGATCGCGTTGGATATGCAGGGGAACTCGACACGGTTGGCTTGAGTGAGCAACTGTGGCGAGGTATCGACCTGCGAGATATGTTGGTTCGTCCGAATTACGGCACTGCTGAATTCGATCACTTCACGAGTCCGGCAGTGACGCTGACGGGTCGGTCTACGCTGACTCAGGCGACTACCGGAACATTCGCGATGCTTGACGAGAATCTTGGTGTAGCCCGCGCCGCCTCGGCATCGACGACTAACAATCAAGGTTTGACGAGCGTTCAAATGCAGCAAGCATCGACTGGTGCTCGGCATTCCGTGCCGTCATCTGGTCGAGTTTGTTTCGAAGCTCGCGTTCGCACGACTGGTTCAGGGACTCCAGGGAAGTTGTTTGTTGGCCTAGCGCCATGGAACACTGCGATCTTGAGTTCGGGAGCATTGACGACTTCGACTCAGTACATCGGATTCAACATGCTTGGCACGTTGACTTTGACGTGTACTTCTCGAAAGAGCAGCAGCACGACTGCAAGCACGGCGTCGCTCGGAGCGATGGTCGATAGCACTTGGATCAAGCTCGGCATTCTGATTGAGAACGCATCCAAGGCTAGCGTGTGGGTGAATGGAGTTCGACTCGACACTCTGACCACAAATATTCATGACGGATTCTGCATTCCAACGTTCGCTTGCGTTTCGGCTGGCACTACGTCGCCAACTCTTGATATCGACTGGTACGCCTTGGCCGTCCAGAATTTAACTCAGTAGTCGCACAGGCTTCGCTGCCTCGCCTCGGAAGGCCGGTCGTCATTTATTTGGCGATCGGCCTTTTCGCTTTGTTGATACTCATTTCCGATCAAGTCGAGCGGCGAGAGTTGGGCGAGACTTCTTACATCGAGGGTAACATGGCGAGTGCAAGACCTGTTGTGTGGGCGACGGCAGACGAAGAGTTCGTTCGCAGGATCATGGAGCTGGATCAGAAGGATGCGATTCCGAGCGATGTGTGCGCTCGATATGAGAAGGTGCAAGCAACCTTCCATCGAGCGATTCACTCGGGGTCGATTGAACCTCTCGTGTTGCTTATCATGGTCGTCGGGATTGATGGACTGCCCGGCAAGAAGGTCATCGAGTCGAAACTCAAGAATGTTCCGGTTGGGACGTGGGTTGTTGTGCGACGTGGTTCGACCATTGTTCGCGGGACGTTTCAAGGTCTCAAGGCTCCGCCGCTCGATTCGCTCGCGGTTGTGTGGGCTGAGGACTCATCCGAAATGGAGATGGTCTTCCCTGACCACATGCTGGAGATCGTTTCGGAGCAGAAGCGACCGGATGTTGTGCCGCTCAGCGAAGCTCCGATCGTGGCTGAGTTCGATCCATTGGAAGCAGTTGAGCTTGATGCTCCGTTTAATGCGGCTGCTGATTCTGGTTCAGGTGCCGTCGCGTCCGAGCCGGTCGCGTTGTCGACTCCGGTCGGCTTCGGGTGGAAGGATGTCGCGCCAGAGACTCCGGTTTCAGTGATGCTCGATGGCGGCTCGCCAGTTGACGGCAAGTTCGTGCGACAGACTGATGATGGTCGGCTTTCGATTCGTCTGGCTTCTGGTGGTCGCGCGAGGCTGTTCGCTGAGAGTGACGTGAAGTTGGTCTCTGCGGCTCCGCTGGGCGACATCCTTCAGTTCATGCCCCCGAAGGGATAGTGATTCATGGCCGAGCCGAACCTCTCGCTCACGTACCTCGATCTTCAGAAGCGAGTTGCCCTCGACTTGGGCTACACGCTCGCGTCGACTGAGTGGGACGCAGACCAGAAGCGACAGATCGAGCTGATCGTCAATGATGGCCTTGCAAGGTTCTACCGGCCTACTTCACAGAACGCGGTTTACGAGTGGAGCTTCCTCAAACCGACGTCTTCGTTGACTCTCGCGTCCGGCACGTCGAACTACGACTTGCCGGATTCATTCGAGGGGATCGTCGATCGCTTCGTGGTGCTTTCTGGCTCCGGCACGACAACGCCGCTGGAGTTGGTGGCCTATGAAGAGATCGTCGCGACTCGCTCAAGTGAAGCGGCTTCGAATGCGACTCCGCGATTTGTGGCGATTCGTCCGAAGGCGGCGGCGGCTGACTCGCTCCAGTCGACTCGCTGGGAAGCGATCTTCTATCCGACTCCCAATGCGACGCTCACGGTTCAGTATCACTACCCGGTGAGCCCCAATGTTCCGACGTCTGATTCGTCGTTCGTGCTCGGTGGTGCGGCGCACGCTCAGACGATCGTGGCGAGTTGCTTGGCGTACTCGGAGATGCTGCTGAAGCCTCAGTCTGATGGGGTTCGGCAGCAAGACTTTCAAGGTCGTCTCGCGGCTTCAATCGCGTTCGATCAGCGGATCAAGGATCAGTTTCAGAAGACGATGTTCCCAGTCGTGGAGCCTGCGGTTGGCCACCGCGACTGGTTTCGTCGAGCCATTTCCGCTCGCCTGTTTCAGCAGTGGAACGTATCAGGCTTGAGCGCTGCCGAACTCGCTCAAGTTGATCTCGTGCTCGACCGAGCGCTGCAGCAGTTCTACTTCCCTGCTCCTCAGCAGATGGGAGAGAATGAGGCTCCTAAGCAACATCGCTGGTCGTTCTTGAGTCCGGTCGCGTCGATCACGACTGCTTCTGGTGACTATGACTACGACTTGCCGTCCGACTTCCGTGAGGTTGTCGGTCCTCTGCGTTTCGCGGCGAATGCTGGCGGCGCGTTGATGGCTCAGATTCCCGAGTCGACGATCGTCGCTCGGCTGGCGGCTGGTGACGTTCCTGCGATTCCGTTGGAGTTCGCGATTCGAGCGAAGACTCAGAGCGGGTCTGCGGTTCAGCTCTACGAGCTGCTGATAAGCCCGACTCCAGATAACGCCTACGTTCTTGGTTACACCTACGTCCGCAATCCAGCCCGGCTCTCTTCGGGATCTCCGTATCCGTATGGCGGCACAGAGCACGCGGAGACGATCCTCGCGGCCTGCATGATGGTCGCGGCGGAAGGCACGGATCAGGTTGATGCCGCTCGTGCAACATTCATGGAGCGGCTCGCGGCTTCGATCTCGTCCGATCGTGCGAAGATCGCGGCCTCGCCTGATTGGTCGACCTATGAGCCGCCGGTCGGTCATCGAGATTGGTTTCGTCGGAACATCTCGGCTCAGCTCTTCAGCAAGTGGGACATCACGGCGCTCACGACAAGTGAGATTGGTCGCGTTGATCTCGTGCTGAGTCGCGGGCTCCTGCGGTTCTACTTCCCGCCGGGGATTCAAGTTGCGGAAGGCGTCATCAAGCCGTCTTACGGCTGGTCGTTCCTGCATCCGAACGAGTCGATGTCGATTACGGCCGGCACGGAAGATTACACCTTCCCCGACGACTTCAGTTCGATCTCTGGCCAGTTTCGCTTTCCAATCGGGA